AATGATAAGTTATCAAGGGCGAGTGAAAAGCCCGATGTAATAGAGTTGCACTCCGAATACAGGAAGGCGATTGATGATGGGTTTACCTCAGAGCGGTTGGACTACTGCGACAAGCAGCGGCTGGCTGTGTGGGATGGACAGACTAAGGATTTCAAGAAACACGCTGACAACGAGAGCGGCGCCTTTCCTTGGGAGGGAGCTGCGGATACCCGGCAGCGGCTGGTTGACACAACCATAAGAAGCCTGCTTGACCTGTTGATGGTCTCCTTTCGGAGGGCTCAGGTGAGGGTTAACCCGGTTGAAGCCGGGGACTCGGAGTCTGCTGCTGCGTTAAATACGTTGTTTAGGTGGCTGGCTGGCTCAAGGTTGTACAATGAGTTGCAGCGAGAGGCTGAGCTGTACGGCGAATACGCGCTGACATATGGCTATGCTGTGATGTTTGTGGGCTGGGAGCAGGCAACAACACTCAAGAGCGAGAAGGTAACACTTGATGCTTTGGCGGCTATGGCTGAGCAGGGCGGCGAGGAGATAGGGTTGACGGGTGATATAATCGAGATGATTAAAGACCCAGAGTCTGCCAATCAAGTTGCGGAAATGTTTGTCGGGTTGGTGCCGAGCGTGAGAAAGCGCCGGGCGCTTCGGATGGTTAAAGAGCTTAGGGAGACGGGCGAAACCGAGATCCCCATTCCAGAGGTGAGCAAAAACCAGCCAAGCATCCAAGCCTTGAAGCCTTTCGAGGATGTTGTGTTTCCGAGCGAGACGGTTGACCTGAGCCGAGCCCGGGCTATTTTCAGAAAGGTTTACCTGACTGAGGTTGAGTTAAGGGCGAAGATTCAGGATGAGGGATGGGACGAAAAGTTCGTTGATCTGGCGGTTGATACCGCAGGAAAATCCCATGAGGCGACGAATGTTATGATAAACGCGACAACGCTCTCGCCTACGTTTGATGAAAACAGGAACCTGATCGAGATTGTGTATGCCTACACCAAACAGCTCAACGAGGATGATGTGCCGGGCATATACTGCACAGTGTTTAGTCCTTACGCGACTCAAGCTGATTCAGATGAGCCTATTTACGCGAAGCATGAGTTGGTTAATTACGCGCACGGCCAGTATCCGTTTGTTGAGTACAGGCGAGAGCGCCCAAGCCGCAGGGCAATTACTGAAAGTCGAGGGGTTGCTGAGGTTAGCGCCTGCGCCCAAGCCGAGTTAAAGGCCCAGCGAGACTCCATAATTGACAGGACATCGTTGGAGACGATTCCACCGATTCAATATAACCGGCGCCTTGGAATGGCTAACAACCTTGGGCCTGCGGTCATGGTGCCCGTGAGTAAACCGGGCGACTATCAGCCGTTACAGTTGACGGCTGGGGTGCCAGCAACCTCGATGCAGTGCATTGAGATGATTATGCAGGACAACTCAGACTACTACGGTCTGCCTCACTCGAATATACCCCCGGTTACCACAACCTTGAAGCAGCAGGCGCTGGTGAACAACTGGCTGTGTTCATGGACTGAGATATTCCAGCAGATGCTGGCGCTCTCGCTGCAATACCTTTCCCCAGAACAAATGGAGAGGGTCACAGGTGTGCCGTTACAGATTTCGGATCTCTCGACAATGCCAGACTTCATTTTGAAGTTTGATGCGCGGGACATGGATCAGGATTATGTGATGAAAAAGCTCGAGGTTATCGCGCAGCAACTTTTACCGCTTGATGTCGGTGGCTCAATTGAGCGCAATGCCTTGATTGAAAAACTGGTTCGCAGCATAGCGCCTGAGCTGGCCGACGAGATTCTTATTGACCAAGGAACAGCTTCACAGCGTGTTTATGATGACACAAAAGCCACACTGGTTGGTATGCAAGCTGGATACGAGGCAAACTATCAGGACAAAGACCCCTCAGCGCAAAGCAAGTTGCAATACCTCCAGCAACTGGTGCAAAGCAACCCGAAGGCTCAGGAGGCCGCGCAGGGAGACGAACAGTTCAAGGCTTTGCTGGATAACTATTCGCAGTCGCTGCAATTTCAAGTGCAACAACAGCAGAACGCGCAAATCGGGCGAGTAGGCGTCAAACCTGTGCAGCAGTAATTTATGGAAGCATCCATCATTGACAAAATGGCGAGTGGAAACGGGGAAGATCTGCTTGACGGCATCAACTCTATTATCGATTCGAGTATAGAGGCTGAGATTGGTTACGTTTCATCTTCAGGCGTGGAAGACGGGGAGCGGTCCCACTCAGCGGGAAGGCTGGACGGGCTCCGCTCGCTGAAACAATTGATCAACGAAACGGTAACACTCGCAAAAAACAACAAGTAAATTATGCTAAAAGAGGTTTATTAGGTTTTTTCTAACATACAGGGTTTTAATTTGAGCCCCTCCAGCGTTATAGCTGCGAGGGGTTTCTGCATTCCCAATAAAGATGCTGAGGGAATCTTGCACCCAACAAAAGCATGGCAAAAGATAAAGGACAGGAAACTGGCGACTCACTGCCCGAGCCGCAGGAAGCACAGGAAGGGCTGAATAACTTAGGAGGTCTTATTGACCAAGCGGGACTTGCCAGAGTCTTTGGGGCAACAGAAGAGCCTGAAGAGCCTGTGCAGGAGGCGACTGAACCCGAGCCTACGCCACCCGCAGATGAAGCTGAAAAAGGGGTAAAGGAATCTGATTCGCCTGAGTCGAGTGACTCGGGAAATGACGAATCGGAAACTGAGTCGGAAGTTCTTTCTCAGAGCGAAGAAGAGGGCGAGTCGGTTGAGGTAAAAGGCCAAGACGGACTTCTCAAGCGCATTGGTAAGCTGACCGCGATCAGGAAGGAGACCGAAGGTAAGGTCTCCACCCTTGAGGACGAGAATGCCGAGCTAAGGGCGCAACTTGAGCAGCAGGACGATAAGGCTCCAGCGGTTGTCAGGAATGACAGCTTGTATGGGGACATTGGTTCGGTAAAAGAAGTTGATGAAAAACTTCGGGAAGCTCAGGAGGTGTATGATTGGGCTGAGGATCACCCAAACGGGGTGACTCAAGGCGACAAGGATTATACCGAGGAGGATGTGGTTTCAATCAAGCGAAAAGCCCGAAAGGCATTGAGGGAATTGCCCAAGCGAAAGGAATACCTGAACGCTGAACGCGAAAGCTCAAGGTTGGTTGAGACGGCCTTTCCTTATTGGAAGGATCGATCTCACGAAATGTACCAACAGGCACATGAGATCTTGAGGAACCGTCCAGAGATTAGGTTATACCCAGAGTGGAAGGCTGATGTCACTATATATCAACTTGGGTTGATGGCTTATTCGGAGTTGCAAAACTCTAAAAGCAAGAAACCCGCAGGAGTTGCTAAGGCGCCATCTCAACCATCAAAGCCGACAGCAGCAGCCCCTAAGCAGGCAAGTTCTGCAAAAGGGCAGGCGGCAGCAGTTAAAAACTTCGCTGAGAGAAGGGATCGAGACTCATTAACTGAATTAATGAAAGGCTTTATCTAAATGGCACAATTATTTGAAGCGGACTTCCAAGGAAGCGGAAGTGCGCTAACTACAGGCCCAACCAAGAGAGAAGATCTCGCGGATTGGATTAGTTTAATCGACGCAAAAGACACTCCGTTGACCAGCATGATACCCAAAGGCAAAGACCTTGGGAATATGTTTCATCGCTGGAGCGCGGACGAGTACGAAGCGACAACCACCAAGGGGTTCAGAGACGGCAAAGATGCGGTTGACACTGCTGACGCCGCTCTCGGGAACGCTGTGAGTCACGGCGCAACTTACGCACCGTACATCCAGAGCCACGCTCGGAACAGGGAAGAGTTGAGCAACTACGCTCAGTATTTCCGCAGGGCAACCAAGGTTAGCCCGTTGGCTGCGTCTGTCACCAACCCCGTTGGAGGTAAGAACCTCCTCGCTCAAGGGATTGCCAAAAAAACCGTTGAGTTGAAACGGGACATGGAGGCGAGTTTCCTTAGCGACAACGAGCCCTTGAAGGAAACCACTGGCGGCAGTGGAATCCCTTATCAAACTAGGGCGCTTGGGCAGTGGATAAATCCCGCACCTTCGGCTGGAGATGCGGCGGTTCCCGCTGACTTCAAAACGCCGGGGGCAAGTGCAGTCGATGTTGGCACTGCGACAACTACTCCTGACTTTAGCGAGGCGCTTGTTCAGGGGGTTCTCGAGTCCATCTATGGTGAGACAGGAAGCACTCGTACATACGACCTTATCTGCGGCACCAAGATCAAGAGAGCGTTCACCAATCTAACGGCAACTGACACAGTTGATTCTGCCTTGGTTGATGCGGAGGATACAGGTTATAGTGCAACCAAGGTTCGCACGTTTAACCAAGAGCTGGGTAACACCAAATTCAAGAACACCATTACGGTGTTTGAGGGTGATTTTGGGACGCTCAATATTCATGTCGATAACTTCGTTCCAGAGGTTGTTCGGGGTTATGTCATCCCAATGGAGATGGCTGAGATGCGGTACGGGATGCTCCCTCGGGTGCAGTCCATTCCCAACTCTGGCTCTGGTGAAGGTCGAATTGTGGAAGCAGTCGCCTCGCTCGTCGTGAAAAACCCGAAGGGGTTTGGCAAGTTTGGTTCCGCTTAATCGGTCTCATGCTTGTTAGCCTAGAAGGGCTCGATGAGTCTCTCATCGATGGGATGCTTGACGAGTTCAAGACGGGCTGGAACAGGCAAAAGGTTATAGCCCGGGCCGCACAAAAGCGGCTCGGGCAAACCAATCGAACGGAGCGCAAGTCGGTTGACGGCTTGGGCGCCATGAAAGCGCAGATAAGCGCGGATAGTTATCACTACTGGGGTCAGCGTTTAGGTTATGATTGTTGGAAGGATAAAAAGTTCATGGACAACTACCTAACGGACAACCCGCAGTGCAGGGTTAAGAGCAAGGGGACCAAGATACAGGTAGGGCACGGCTCCACCCCTAAATACAGAAAGAGTTACAGCTAATGCTGACACTTAATTTTGGAACGGTTTTAAATGGGGTAGCTCAATTGGCTGGGCTGGATAGGGACAACCTACCCGGCCATTTTTTTAAGCAGGCCAGAGATTTGGCAAACCGCAGGCTTTCGATTGCATATATGTCTGCGGCTTGGCCTGAGTTGGTCAGGGTGACCAGCTTGACAGCCTCACCAAGCGACAAGTTTGTGCTTTCGTCTGCAATGAGTGAGATCATTGAGGTGTATCAGAAAGACCCACTGGCAACCACTGAGGCGATCCCTCAGAATTATAGGTTGTATGATGACGGCTCTGATACTGACGAAAGACTTTTATACACCCGAGGCGCTCAGACAGAAGTTTATGTTGAGTACCGGGTGGCAAGACCAGAGCTAACCGGGGATGTGTGGGTTGCGTCGAGCGACTACGCAATTGGTGATCAGGTTTATTCAGGTAATAATTTTTGGGATGTAAAGGTGGCGAGGGATGGCACAGACGCTGGAGGCTCTGCTGGAACAAGTGGAGACCCTGCCCCCACCGCAGCGGATACAACCAACTGGGAGAAAGTAAAGATACCAAGCCGATTTATGGGTTACCTTATTCAAGGTATATATACGGACTATTTAGGTGCTAACGGAACACCCACGCCAGCGGAAGAGCAAAAGGCCGAAAGCCTTCTTTCGCTTGAAATAGATAGCCTGCAAAGGGAGCAGGGTCAGGTGAGGAAACCAACTGTAAGCACTTATTGAGAAAAATGGACAAGAACAAACTAAAAGAGGCGCTCGACACATTATATGCTGCGAGCGGAAGCGCACCACTTAACCGTCAACAGCATGAGGTTGTAAATAATGCAGCCCGTGCTATAATGGAGGAGTGTGGGTTGGGCGAACAATCAAACGGATCTTCGGAGCCGCTGATTATTGACCCCGAAATAGTTACAGAAAAAAAGAAGAAAACTGAGTAATGTAAAACTACTTAGCTGTTCCAAGGCGAGCGCGGTGGGGGTTTCTGCCAGTTATAATCCTGATCGAAAGAAGCTGCTTATAAGCGGTAAAAGCTCAGGCAACGGCACATATACGCTCGATGGCGGTGGCAACCTGAACATTGCAACGGGAGCAACTGTTATTTTAGAGGGCTATATTGGAGCCGCTACATCGGCTTCAGGCGTTGGCCTTGTGGAGATAACCTGATGAAGTTGGACTTGGACTTGATTAAAACTCTAGCCGCTGCGACTGTCGGGACAGGCAATATGCTTCTCGATATAGACGTTGCGATAAAGGTTTTAATAAGTCTGGTCAGCTTGGTGTATGTGTGTAAAAAGACAATTGATTTATTTAATAAAAAATGAAAAGAAGACTAACTATCATTGGGGCGTTACTGCTTTTTTCAGTTAGCGTCAAAGCCGGGGATTTGTTTGGTGCCGGGTGGAAGCCCAAGCCAAGCATAACCCTGTTCGGGCAAAAGATCAGTTGGCCGCTGCCCTCTCTTTGTGTGGGCGCAAAAGCCGGGGTACTACCCGATGCGGGGATCTCGCCAGATGGAGTTAATTTAAAGATTCCATATCTGTCGCTGGATTTTCCGTTTCCCAGCCTCACCGTGAAGCTGGGGGACAAGTCAACAGAGCTTAAACTTGGCGCCGTTGAAAAGAACGCGCATAAAGCGAAGGACTGATATGTGGAAAAGCAAAACGGTTTACGCAGCTCTGGCTGCTTGTATAACTTCTTTTGGAGCTTTTATGGCTTCGGAGATTTCGCTGACAGAAATGTTTCAGGTCATCGTGCCAAGCGTTTTGGCTATCTGCCTTCGCCACGGGGTAAAAAAAGCGCAGGATAGCGTGGAAGACGCCACTGGAACAATAAAGAAGGTGAGCGCCAAGATTAAAAGGGGTGCCTAATGGGTTTTATAAGTGCAATCGTGGCATTGCTCCGAGCCGTTCCAAGTTTGGAGCGGCTTTTTTTGAAGGTTGCAGACGGGGTGAGGGAAGCGAATGCGAAAGCTAGATATAATGCGAAACTATCTGTTATTGATTCTGCTATGCGGTTTGACGGGGTGCGCGACAACCCGGGAACTGAATGGAGTGCAGGAGTTGATCGATCACCCGTCCTTCCAGAAGGCGAAACAATGCTCACCCGAGTCGAGGGATTGGATGAAGGCGGCTCTTGAGAAAGTTGCTGAAGTGGAATATCTTTATGAACGGAGGAAATAGTGCCAGCAAACGATCCAAGCATTGACGGCGACACTCAATTTATTGGGGTTAATATGCGCTTGGACCCGGGCCAGCTAAAGCCGGGCCTTTGTGCTTTCGCCAAAAATAAACGATTTATAAACGGCAAGGCCGCTACTCGTCCCGGCATAAAAAAGATGCCGTGGACAAACAAGGCTTACGCTGCGTGGACGAATGACCCAGACCCGTCTAACCCTAAAAGCTATAGTGCTGGAGACATTGTCACCTACTCAGGTGTTGCAGCGGAGGTGGAGGGGGAGGGAAGTTCTGCGGCAGTAGTGGAGGGGGGCTTAGGTACGCTTCACCTTAGAGATGCGAACCGGCTGAACTTTCAAAACGGGGATTTCTCGAGCAACAGTAACTGGGTTTTTACCGGGGCAACGGCTGTAGTCTCGGAAGCGTTGACACTGGTTGGGTCTTCTACGGTGTTCGCGTCAGTTGCCGTAGAGCCGCTGTCTATGGCGCTTTCGACAAACGACACTATTACGTTTCAGTATGGCGGGGTTTTCACTTTAAGCTCACCAGCGTCATCTGGGGGCACCAGCATAACAGGCACACTGACTGTTGCCTCGGTTAATATGCACGAAGAGGGTGCGCTTAGCGCCGGTTGGACCTATAATGCCTCGAATGATTCAGCCGAGGTTGATAACGGCACTGCTACGCTTAACCTATACCAAGACATTTCAGCTTTAAAGGGCTGCAAGTATTCTGTCACTTACACCGTAAACAACTGGACGGCTGGTTCGATTCAGCCTTTTATCAGTCAGTCAGCAAGCTCTACCGGGGTTAAGCAAACATATTCTGTCTCCACTAATCAGCCTGCAACTTTTACAGATGAGATAGTCCCAAGGGGGATCAACCCGCAGCGCCTTTATCTGCAAGCCTCTGGCGGTTTCAGGGGAGAGGTTACCAGTGTGTCTGTGGTTCCAGTTAATCTCCCAGACGAAGTGGACATATTGGGGACATTTGAACAATGGAACAACAACTGGAGGGCTGCTGGCCCAGCGAGCAACAGGACGGCTGGCCCGTTTTTTAAAGCAGCCCAAACCAATTCAGATGAACCCCCCTTAACAAGCTATACGGCATTGTCAGGCGAGACCGCAGCCTCAAGCTCTGTTAATACAGCCAACTGGACAGACCTTGGGCATCGGACCTATGGCTACGGCACGGTTTATGGCGCCGGGATCTTCAGGAACCCAACAGGCATAGAGCATTTATTGGTTGCAACAGCGGACGGTGTATACTCAACAAACGAATCTAACGCATCGCTGCTACTTGAGCCTTGGGCCTCTGGTGGTGGGGCTGCTATAGCCTCTGATGTTACCTTTACGCAGTGCTTTAATGTGGTGATCATGCACCGGGGGAAAACCTTGGCGCCCTTGATGATGGAGCGGCTTGACGAGGGTTTTAAGTCTGTAACAAAACTCGACTCTGACTTGACCATCGAGGAAAACGAGAAGACGGGCGCAGAGCAGATCCCCAACTCGGAGATGGGCTTGTTTTTTGCCAACAGGCTTCTTGTGCCGTTTGGCACTCCAACTGATATGGTCGCGTGTTCTGATGCGCTTTCGTATAGTTCTTACTCCCCTGTGCTGAGTAATTTTCGCATAAACCAAGGGGAAGAGTCGGAGCTTGTTTCTTTGGTTCGTATTAACAACTCGACGATTGCCTGCTTTAAAACGAACAGCATTTATATGGTTTCAAATATATACGGCAACCTTTCTGATATAGTTTTGGATGAGGTTACCCGGGAGTATGGGGCTATCAGCAGGGAATCAATTGTTCAGGTTGGCAACGATGTGGTTTTTCTTTCCAGTAAAAAAGGTGTGACAAGCCTCGGGATTGCCTCACACGGCAAAGTTGCCGCGATAGACGTTCCGTTGTCAGAGCCAATCCAGCCGCTTATAGATAGAATCAACTGGAACTATGCAAGTGGAGCCGCTGCTGCATACCATAATAATCGCCTATACATGGCGGTTCCCCTTGATAATGCGGATTATAATTCGGCCATATTGGTGTATGACTACCTTTCAAAGGCATGGGCGGGGTATGATGATGGGCCTGCGGTGAAGGTGAAACAGTTTGTCGAGACGGTCCACCAAGGCAAACGCAGGCTGTTCTTTTTGTCTACGGATGGATTCATAAATCTATACGATGACGAGCTGACCGAGTGCGGCTTTGTGGATGAGACCCCAGACCCAGACGATCCCCTAAACGGATTGCTTTTGGTTAATCAGATCAGTGACGAGATAACTACTCGAGGGTATACTGCTGGGGATATTAGTTCAAAGAAATGGAAAAGCGCAGAGGTCCAGTTAGCGACAAACGATTCCAAGTTTACCATTAAAGCAAAATTTGACGGCCCAGAAGAGGACGGGCTGGAGTTAACCCCCACAGGTGGGCAGACCCTAAGTAGGTCGAGCTATGACAGGCCGTTTGACCGGCCAGACTATGCGGAGTCAATGTCTGGGGATGATTTTATGACCAAGTACAGGCAGGATTACTCGGTTAATCCTGACACAGAGATTGCGCTCCCGCTGCCAACTATTGCAAACGGGGTGACAACCTATAACGACACAGGGTTTGATCCTGACATTCACCAACTGTCTCAAAACAGGTACAGGTACAGGGGTGAGGGAAGGTTTGTTCAATTAAACATTACGAACACAAACGGGAGAGTCGAGTTGGTAGGCGCCAAGGTTGGTGGCTTACCCGGCCAGAATTTAACGACTAAAATGATATGAGCTTAACAGTAACAGTCCAGAAAGGGCATGATTTTTCGAGTGGCAACATAACTAGGGCCACATTAAACGCAGGCGCTGTTCCGACAGTGGCCGTAACAGGGGCAGTTGGTTCAACGGAAATTGTTGACGGCGCAATAACAGATGCGAAAGTTTTATCAACCGCAGCCATAGGTCTCAGCAAGTTGCAGGGGCTAACAGGCGGGGAAGATGACGCAAATCACATCATGTGTGTTGGCACAACTGACGGCAACGGCGCCAAGTTGATTACGTCTGGGGCGGGTTATGGTGGGGCTGCTATAGCTTTCGACACAACCGAAACAGCCAAGGTTAAGATAACCCCAAGTAAAAACACCATTGTTGCCTCCAAACTGCTTACCACAGATGACACCAATGTTATCGCCGGGTTGGCTGATGCTGACAAATTGGAAAGTGTAGATGTTGATGATTACCTGTTAATCCACGATACCAGTGTAACCGAAGACGATGAGGTCAGGCTGAAAAAGGTTACAGTCAACAAAATTCAAAAGGTAGGGACCACTGAATACAAGGGATCGACCATTACCTTGGTTGGCTCTAACCCTAGCTACACGGCTACTGTGGATATGGACGGGGCGCCATTTCAAACTGTTACTTTATCGGATTCTACTGGAACCGTTTATTATAATTTTGTTTTAGATAATTTGCCAGCAGGCACAGATCTGGTTAAAACTGTTACAGTTAGAATCATAACGCCTGCCGGGACGGCGGTTAATTTTGGAACGAGTGCTTCCCCCGGTTGGCCTGCCGCTTGGAATTGGCCTGAAATAGCCAACAATAATGGCCCTGCCTCTCTTGTGCCAAACAGGGTGGCTTTACTTGGGTTAACCGCATTTGGAAGTAATGCCAGCGATGTTATCGCAGCATTTGTTAAAACGGAAGACGATTAATGCTAACCAGACGAACATCTTTTCTTGCGAGCATCCACGAAGTCGATGACGAACCTGAAATTTTTGTAACGGCATCATACTCTGTTAGACCCCACAATTCAGTAACCCTTAGCGCCACTATTGTTTCTCCCCTTAGAGGGTTATCTAATTTAGATGCGCCAGAGGAGAGCGATGTTGGCGAGGAAGGCTTTCCCAATGCATCAGAAGGTATAACTTGGCAGAAAAGAACAACCCCAATTGGTGAAGTCGGGAAGTGGATAAATCTCACCACAGGTTTTAGCAGTAGCACGGGGAAATGCACATACACTATTTCAGATGTTGATTATGGGGATTACGGTGTTTACCACGTTTTTGTACCGGGGTCAATTTACCAAAATGTAACGTATCTCGGTAAATACAGCGGCAAAGTTCATTTGTTTGATGCTGAACTAACCGACACGGGGCCAATTACAGGGGATTAGTAAATGCCTGACACAGACCTAAAACCATTTTCGGTAACTGATGGAAAAATCAGTAATCAAGCGAAGATCAATCCAAAGAAGATTGCTCCCGCTAATGAAGCGTCTGTTTTAATTGCACAGTCTGACAGGAAATATCAACCTAAAACAATTTACGGGGATGCCACACTTGCCGCTGATGGCAAGCTAACCATTGACGAATCTAAACTTAAAGTAACCAGCACTACAACTGCCACAGTTGAATCCGAAACGATTCCAGAGGGCAAAGTTAAAGTTGGGTCTAATTATGTAACTGTAAGCACTTCAGGATCTGGAACCATTCCGATACGGACAGGGACGGGGAAACTGGAAGCAGACACAGTTGGTGGGAAGTCTCTCGAATATGTAGTGTCAGCCAACAGCCAAATCTCGGGAACCCCAACAGAAGTTCCCGGGACATCGGGGGTTCTTCCTCATACAGTACAAGCAATTCCCACTCAAATAGTAACGGCAACGACAACGAATAATTGCGCTGACGAAACTGAATATGTTGTTGAGCATGGTTTGGGGGCTATGCCGTTAGACGTAAAAGTTTTTGAGGGCAGCAGCACAACGGAGGAAGTTGAAGTTGAGGTCGAATCAACAACTACACAGTCAACGGTTAAGTTTTCCCCTCCCGGCCCAAGTGTGGATTTCACAATAAAGATTTTAGGGATTAAACCTTAATGGCAGAGAAAAAGATATACGTTGACCACAATTTCCAAGCGGGAGCAAAGATTAGGTTGGCCACTACTTCCACCGAGCCTGACCCGGTTAACGCTGGAACAATTTATTTTGATGGTACTAATTTTAAGGCTTCAGAGGATGGAAGCGATTTTGACACGGTAACAACAGCTACCAACACACAGACTTTAGATAACAAATCAATAAGCGGAGGGGAATTTAGCTAATGGCAAACACACTTTTAATTAACAGGACAGCACTCGGCACGTTAAGTGGAGGGGAATACCCCACATGGAACAGCCAGACTGACCCAAATGTTTCTAACCTTGATTACGGAGAACTTGCTTGGAACAACGGCAAGCAAAAGTTGTACATTGCAAGAGTGTCCGACATAAGCGGTGGTAAAACATTGCAGCAAGTCGGAGGGACAACCGCCTTTAAAGTTACTGACGGAAGCGGGTCAACAGATATGGCCCATGATTCTACTCTCACTATCCAAGGGACAAGCAATCAAGCAACTGTTTCAGAAAGTAGTGGCACATTTACAGTTAGTTTGCCCGGTCAAGTTAATCTTACTGACTTAACTGTAGCAGGGACGCTGACAGTAAACGGAACAACAACAACCGTTAACTCAACCGTTGTTACAGTTGACGATCCGATATTTACACTTGGTGGAGATGGGGTTGGAGTTGATGACGATAAAGACAGGGGTATAGAGTTTAAGTGGCATAACGGATCGGCTGCCAAGGTTGGGTTCTTTGGAAGAAACGATAACACGGGGAGATTTGCCTACATTGCAGATGCCACTAATTCTAGCGAGGTATTTAGTGGAACATTGGGTGATGCCGAGTTTACGACTGTTTATGCAAATGTAACTGGCAATGTAACCGGCAACACAAGTGGTTCCTCTGGATCGTGTACTGGCCTTGCGGCAACGGCGACAGCATTGGCAACGGCAAGAACTATTGGCGGGGTTAGCTTTAATGGAACGGCCAACATAAGTTTACCGGGAGTTAATGCTTCTGGAACCCAAGACACTTCTGGAAATGCGGCAACAGTCACAACTAATGCAAATTTAACAGGAGACATAACATCTGTTGGCAACGCCACAGTTATTGCGGCAGGGGTGATTGTTGATGCAGATGTGAAATCTGATGCCGCGATTGCCTATTCCAAACTTGGGACGATCCCAACTTGGAACCAAAACACTACTGGTTCTTCTGCTAGTTGTACAGGTAACGCAGCAACAGTTACCAACGGGGTATATACGAATAGCACAATAGACGGCGGCACATTCTAAATGGCCAACACCATCCAAATAAAGCGGCGAGTAGGCGGGTCAGGTAGTCTCGGTGCTTTAGGCGTTGGTGAGCTTGGGGTTAACATTGATGACAACAACAAGCTCTACGTTGGAACCGCTGCCGGGAACAAGCTAACTGCTCTGCCGACAAGCGGGGGAACCCTGACGGGTGCGCTTTCTACTTCTGGGAACATATCCACTTCAGGAACAGGGACAATCACATCTGCGTCAAGTCTTACGGCGGGTGGCACGTTGTATGTTGACGAAAACATTCGGCATTCTGGTGACACCAACAACTACATAAATTTCACAACCGACACGCAGAAGTTTTACACAGACAACACTCTGGCTCTTACTATTGATTCATCCCAAGTAGCTACATTCGCTGGGTCAGTCATATGCGAGAGTTCGCTGACGGTAGGTAGTACGTTGACGGGTACTACGGCTTCGTTTAATGGTAATATATCAAGTATATCAGCGAAATTCGGAAACACATCAGACGGAGTTCACCTTGGCCAAGAAACAGGATACGGGATAGTTCAAGG